AAGTATGTTATCTGTTTTGAGAAGTTTTCTTGGAATATAGTATACTTCTATTCCATACATTTTCAATTGTTCATTAATTAAATCTTGTACTAGATTTTGCTCTCCAGATGAACCTTGAAGAAAGAAAGGATTCAGTGCCATAATTATCCAATTAAATCTAATGGAGGAATTTCATATTCAGAAGACATTCTTTGTTTTATATCTTCCAATTCTCTTTCAGCATCTTCATATATCTGCCTTCCATTCAATTCAATACCACCAGGAAGTTTAACACCATTAAACTTAATTAAATTTTGTCCCCATTGTCTCTTTATAAGAGAAGTTAAATATTTTTTAACAAATGAATCATTATATACTTGAGTAAATGATTCTGGATCCAATGCTCTATAACAATCTATTACGAGAAATGTTTCTTTAGGTTGTGCTCCCCAGTCTATATCAAGATATAATCTATCTTGTCTTTTATTATATCTTATTTGCTTATCTGTAGTGAGTAAGAAATCAATATCTTCCAAATAACTTTTTACCATAGAATATTGAAGAAGTTCAATAGAATTAAAGTAGTAAAGATCATTTAAAAACATTTGATATTTTATACTAAACATTCCTGCGGAAATAGTGCTAGTATCAAATTTAAATACTTTCTCAATTCCTATTACAGAATCTGGAACTTGTATATAATTGGAATTTTCATAAAAATTAAATGTCGTTGTCCCAAATCCAACAATATTTGATGATCCAGTCGTTGTTACGACTCCTACTCCATCTGTTCCAGTTGCTTTTCCTCTATTAATATCATCCTCAGTAATTTTATATTTCAAATACATTCTTTCGACACCATCATAATGTCTTTCATTAAAATACTGTATTGCATCATCAACTAAATCATCTATCTGATCATCATCAACATTAATTTCCAAGACAGGAGCACCCAATCTCCTTAGACAATAATCTATTAATCCCTTTTTAGTGCTTGGTTTTGCCATTAATAAACTCCTCCATCAATAATATTAGTCCAAGTAGGAATTCCAACAGCATCTGTCGTTAATATAAAATTGCTAGTATTTACAGCATTTTCCGTACTAGAAGCACCTACCAATCTACCTTGATCATCAAAATATCCTACTCCATTTGGACCATCGAAATTATTACCATAGATTAAGTATTCATTTACATATAAATCAGATCCTACAAATAGATCTCCTCTAAAAGTTGTTATTCCAGTAACATCTAAATTTTGAGTGGTTACTGTATCAGTTACATTAATATTTTTAACAAATCTAAAAGTATCTGTTGTAATAAATTTAGATGTATTTGCATTATACTCTAAAAAATACCCATCTGCTAAAGAAGCAGCACTAACGTCACTCAAATCTAATAACTTAGATACTGATGATCCGCTAATATTTGAAAGTACTTTAATTACTCCCTGACCGCCTATCCTATCTGGTATTGACATTACTTGGTTACCCCTGCTCTTACTAAAGCCATACCTTCAAAAGCTTTATATTTTTGTCCTCCGGAATTTAAACCTCCGATTTCAACAAGAACATCATATACATATCGTCCGGGTTTTAGGTTTGAGGTTTCCTCATCTGTTAATGATAGTTTAATTGCACCAACAGAAGAATCTAAAACTGTAGAAGCAAAAGAAACATACGAGGAACTTGCATAACTTTTTCTTAATTGTGCAGTAACTCCGTATCCAGTAATATCTAAACTATCATTTGTTCTGGAATCACCTAAGACAAAAGTATTATTATAATCAAATCCCTGCTCAATCACAATATTAGATGCATAAACTGCCATTATCTTTATAAATTATAATCCTTTAGATATTTATATGAATTATTGGTAGTAGTTTATTTGGTTAAAAAATCTTTGAGTAAATTTTTTATTTCTTCAATATCTTTTTTCATATTATTTAATTCTTTTTTACGCAAATCTTTTTGTACAAGAGAATTTACATATTGATTATAATTGGTAGTATCGCAGTTTATAATACTACCAGTATTTTCATCTCTATACAGATTTGAATGTCCCTTTACTTTTATCATCTTAGTGCAATTACTCTAAGGTCTGCTAAACGAGGTGCTTGTGCCTGATTTGAACTATTCATTACAATTTTAATACCATATCCAGTAAATAAATCTAAATTTTCGACTGTAAATTCATATTCTAAAAATTCTCCATCAAGACTTGCTTTAACTTTTGTGTCAGGTAACCCATTATTCTTAGATGGATCAACAACTAAAAATCCTTCAGTAGTTTCTTTCAAATTATCATATCCTGGAAATAGTTCATAAGATTGACTAATTTCACTAGAATCTGCTTTTATTGTAGTATAAAGAACTCTAAAATCAGAATCTCCTGGTCTTTCTGCAGCAATAATAACTTTTAGTCCAGAAGCTGGATTTTTAAGGGTATTTATATTTGAATAATATACAGAAGCATGTGGATCGAATAATATTGAATTGACACGATTATCACTAGAATAATCACTAATTGGTTTGTTTAAACGGAACAAATTAAATTCAGTTCTTGCTTGGTTAAGATCAAGTATTGGAGATAATGCACTATTAGGATCATTGGAGTTAAATACGATTGCAGTAGTAAATGATTTCTTTCTTGGCAAAGAAGTCAAATATTCATTTTGATTTACTTCAGATGCAACCATTCTTACCGAATTCAAAGAATTTAACGAATTTAATTGAATTTGCTGATACCCATTATCATTAAACGAAACCTCATTACCATCAACACTTGTTGCAGTTACAGTTCTGATTTGTCCAGTTACAGAAGTTGTTGAACCTGGTGTTAAAATACCATATATTGGATTTACTGCATCATATACCAAATTTTGGGAAGCATCGACACTATCTCCACCAATTAATTTTTCATCATTAAATGATAATTGAGGAGTTCCTGCTGTAGATCCATCATTTAATCTCGAACTCCCTTTAACAGATGATCTATCAATTCTTACATGATAGCTATCAATATTTATTGGAGAAGCAATGGAGGTCGTTATCCCATTAACTCTTCTTAATGAAACTCCTCCAAATTCATATTTTTCCACATCTGTGTCTAAAAAATGGTTGACTGCAATAGTATCATCAACTCCTCTACCATTACTACTAATAGTTAATGCTCCAGATCCTAAACCATCATATTTAATAATTTCATTTCCAATCTTTACATATCCTGGATATGATCCCGAAACATTATGTCCTTCGAAAGTTGTGAAGTTTGATGTAGAAGCAACACTAATAGTTGATATCTCATCAACATTTAACTGAGATCTTAATACAGTTGTTGGAACATCGGATTTAATGTTATCTATTATCAATTTGTTGGTAGTAGAATACATTCCATGATTAAAATGATCTACCTTAAAGTAATCTCCAGAATATACTCCACCATCTGAAGAGGAACTTAAAATATTTGTTCCTGCAGCAGATACAATTGTAGAAGAATCACTGTAATAACTAACGGCAGTACCAACTGCAAATTCCTTTCCACTACCACTACCACCAAATTGACCTTGAACATTTGAAAGATATAAAGTGTTCAATCCTGATATTCCAGTAATTGTAACTGTAGCATCTCTACCAGTTTGTTTAGATGTTGTTGAGGTTTGAATTCCTATAACATTTCCTACTTGATATCCACTTCCAAAATCGAGAGTGGAGTGCCCAACACCAGTAATTGTTCCTGCAGAATTAGTATTAATAAGAAGTTTAAGATTTTCACCTTTTCCAGATATATTATAAGTGCTTACTATTTGATTAGTAACACTTGCTGGATAATTTGCACCTGCATCTGTAAGTCTAACATTACTAACAGAACTTCCCTGTCCAACAATAATAGCAGATCCTCCATTATTAGATCCTGCAAGTTTTCTACCCACAGTTACAATACCAATAAAACTAGAATTTGTTGTTGTAACAATACCAATTTTTCCTGTTTTGGGAAGAATAGTAATTGGACTACTATTCAATCTTCGAATATATCCATTACTTTCATTTAATGGTGGATTGTAAAAATATACGGATCCTGTTGTTTCAGTAAATTCTGCTTTGTATAATTTAAATTTAAGGTCTTGATTTTGATCTGTTGTCCAAATAGAACCATTTTGAGATTTAAATAATGAACCAAGAGCAAACTGTTGAGTATAGATTACCTGATCAACATCTGGAAGAGATTGTGTATTAACAGTTTTTTCTCCCATACCTGCAGTCCATACTTCATATTCATCACTTTGAGCGGAAAGTAGAACAATCGCATATTCTCTTCCTGGTGCCAAGAAAATAGGTTCCGGAAACTTAACATTAGTTGCAATTTCTCCAGTATCTGATGTTTGAATAAGTTGAGTCTCAACACCATTTTCATCAATAGATCTAGGTCTAAGAGTTACTGATGAATTGCCAATAACTTCTAATGTAGGAATTCCTAGTAATGTAGATCTAACTTGAACTGTAACAGGTGCATTACCACTATCAATAGATGCAAAGTATATGTCTACAGAGGTTAAAAATGCTCCATTAACATCATCTTCGGTATCAATATCAGATTTAACTTGAATATTTCCACCAACAGTAAAGGTTTGAGCAAGAGGATCGACATACGCTACTTCAACAGTTCCTCCAATAGTTGCATTTATAGTATTATTAATTGTGGTAGTTGTGGTATTTGTTGTTACCGTAGCTTGGAAGTTGATTAAGGTTGCAACCGCAGTATAATTTGTTTCAGCAAAAGAAACGGAATTACTTCCAGGCAATCCAGGAGTATTTGTAGAACTTGATGTAAGTCTGTAAGTTTTTGTTCCTGTGGATATTCTCGTTGAAGGTCTTGGTCTTCCATTTGGATCTCTTAAAAAGAAAGATCCAATAAGATCGCCATAATTATCTGATATTAATCTAATATCTTTTACAAATGCAATTGCTTGGCTAGTTTGTCCCACCAACTGCATCCCACTTTCAAGATATCCGAAAAAGTCCCCTTGAGAATTTTGTGCGAGTGCTGCGGTATCTACATTAAGAATTTTAGATGTTAAATTGTAATTACTGGATATATTAGGATTTTCCGGATCATATGGATTCTGATTATAAAATGATGTTGGTGAATTAAAAGGTCCTAATTTATGATTTGGAGTACAAACTCTAAATCTTATTCTCTCTTGACCATTAACGGTTCCAATTACAGTTTCTCCAATTCTAAATGAACCAGAAGCACCATTTCCAGAAAGTTCTCGATTGTTAGAAATTTCAATTAGTTTAGGAACTAAATCAACACCACTATTACTGTCCAAGAATTGATAGAATCTTGTGTTTGGTTTGAGATTAGATGCATTGAATTCAACATTTCTAGATCTCATAAATTCTTCATCAGGTGTACCGACCACCTCATTACGAATAAATGTATCTACAGTATCAAAACTACCACTTGCAGTACTACTCCTTCTCTCAGTTCCACTGAGTCCTTGAGCAAAAGCCTGGAATGCTCCACCAGGAGCTCCTCCACCTCTAAATCTTGGAGCTAACGGAAGATTGAAAGATCTATTTTGAGTGAGATCTAAATTATTGACAAGATTGACTTCTTGTGTAAATCTATTGTTTATATTTACATCCTGCAATTGAACTGTTCTAGTCCAACTATCAACCTCTGGTTGTAATTGAACTATCCCATTATAAACGACAATATTGAAAGGGTTTACATTTTCTACTTTGGTTGCAAATGGTTGCTCTAGCCAATCAACTTCATTATATGCAAGAGTTAATGCTCGACCAGTTTTTTGAATCGAAGAATCTAATAAAATTAAATTTTCATCATTTAAATCTAGTTCTTGTGGTGATAAATCATCCAAAGTTGCTATTAGGGAATCTAATGAATTTCTACTAATGTTTGGATTTAAAGTTCTAGTGGATTGATCGACCAAAGTTGTTGAGAGGAAAGTATCAAACTTAGAATTATCAGAAAATGAATCCACAAAGAAACCACTTTTAAATCTATCTCTACCTTCATTATCTTGAATTCTCAAAGTGTTTGCATTTATTTCGAGAAGAGATAATGTCGTTACTTTTTCTAAATTTTCAACTCTATCTTCAATAATACCAATGTCTCTCATAGTATATCTTCTATTATCAGTCAAGATAATATCCGCATTGGATGTATTATAAAGATATGCAGGATATGCAATTGTTGCAAGTTCTATGAAATCACCTCTTTTGCTGGGTGGTTTTGGATTTTTTGAGGAAACCCCCTTTTCAACAACAAAATTGCCAAGAATGTCCAAATAAACTTTGTCCATCCTAGGAAGATAAAAACTTTGACTAACTATTGCATTTTCTTTTGGTGCCAATAATCTTAACGGAGAAGTATTAAATGGTGAAGTTCTGGCATTAAAATCGAATGGTGATCTATCAGTTGTTACTGCAGGATCAAAGATTGCCACTCTAGGTCTAAAGTCTAAAGTATCTGTTGCCCTAATAGACCCTCCAATATTTGGAATATCTTTAGAAAATCTTTCTGCATCATAACTATCGACAGTAAATACATCTCCAGAATCAGTTGTTGGAACTGTATAATGGTCGAAAACTATCAATAAACGACGAGATGGCTCATGAATACTTTTTCTTCTCTCAATTCTTGAATAATCATAATATTGATTTTTCTGTCCTCTATTTAACACGTATGATTCGGTTATATCACTATAATTTCCTTTTGTTATAGAATCAATTTGAGAATTAATCTTAGACTCCTCAAATACTACTGCTTCACCTATAGAAAATTTATTTTCGTTTAAATAAACAATTCCCAATTTATTTGCACTTCCTGACGAAGGAACTGTGGTGTTATTAGTGACAATTCTGGCTACAGTATTGCTTTTAGTCCCTATAATATTTTCACCAATTAATACATTTGCTCCAACATTCGATATAACTGGAAAATCAACTATATCTAAAGTCGGATTAGATTCATTTAAAGATTCATAAATTGAAAGAACCTTCACAACATCTGGATAATTTAATGATATTTCTTCGTCCTGAATTCTCAACCCATAATATTGATTATATGTTAACCCATCATTTTTAGAAGTTGCGACATTATTTCCAGACTCTTTTAATTTTGATCCATTTACAGATAAAATTCTACTTCTACTATAAGATTTAGTTTTACTCTGAATATTATTTTTTACTACTGTTACATTAACAACAGTATCATTATTTGAAAGAGTACTATCAAGACCTCTAATAGTTATTGTATTTCCACTAATACTGAAGGAATCTGAGGTAATAGTTCCTATACCTCCTCCACTATATCCAATACCAAATCTCTCTTGATCAAAATTAACCCAAGATATATCAGTGATACCACTAATCTCACTAGTATTGATAGTTATAGTATTATCAGCACCGTCAACGTCTTTCCCAGTTAACTGTTCAGTAATGAATAGTTGAGAATTGGAAAGATCAATACTAGAGGTATTTGGTTCTGCTAATGGAGCAAATAAACTTCCCGAACCTCTTACTATTGGTGCTCCCAAAAATCCATTAACTTGAATATCTGATGTTGGAAGTGCTCCATTAAATACTCCAGCAACACTTGATAATGCAGAAATTTCAAATGATAATGCATCTGCTGCAACACTAGATATTCTATTAAAATACTCTAATGATGAACCAGATTGTTGATATCTAATTACAGTATCAGTTCTAATACCAACAAAAGTTCTACCTGGAGAAGTTACTGTAGAGATACCTCCCCCAGTTGCAGTGATTGTTAATTCAGATACTGCTCCTGGAAAATTAAATTTATCTAAAATTGAATCTGCTTCAAAATTACTATGACTAAAAGGTGCTACTTGTTTTACTGACTTAATATTTTGAGTATTATATGCACGAACTTCAGTTACAGATCTTGAAGATGGTATTCCATTAATAATTAAATTTTCACCTTTTGCAAAAGTTCCAGAAGTTTGTCTTAAAAATATTTGATCTGATGACCCGTTTGCTATAGCAAATCCTGTTGACCCAGTACTATTCCCTTTAACAAAGAACGACTGTTTTATTTCATCCGAAGAAACAGATTGATTTAATGTTAATCTCGTATACGTCTGAATATCATATAATCTTAAATCCCAACTAGTTGTCGCATTGGAATATGCCGCATCAGTTAAACTAAATGAATATACTCTTGCTTCTCCAATTTGAGTTCCTGAACATTCAAATTGTGCATAAAGAGCGATTGTTTCTCTTACTTTTGGTACTCCGGTTACATTATTAACTCTCAGTATATTTCCCATTTCAAATGGGACTGTAGTATTCTTAATGTCTGCAGTATCTCTAGGTTTATCTACATCTATAATAGAAGTAGATATTTTTTCAATATCATACCCTTGTACGTATGCTTTTCCGGGTGATATTTTTAATACTGCCAAACTTTCTGATGGAGTGTTTCCTTGATCTGTTCTTTCATTACTGAAAAAAGTTCCGTCACTACCCAATCTATCGTTTAAAGATTCTTCTACATTCAAATCGAATTGATTTATAGTATAATTGCCAGATTCATCAAAAGTTCTTTCTGCAAGATAATCACGAATTCTATTATATTCAGTTTTAGTTGTAATTTTTTTAACTTTTCCATTCTTTACTCTAAGCAACTCTACAAAATCGATGTCATTCTTATCTGTTAGAGGTCTTTTTGTAAGTGATAAGGATATTTTTAATCTATCAGCTCCTGGTGATGAATAGTTTGAAAATCCTTTTGCATTATCATATAAAGATTCGTCTTCTTTTGCATTAATAAGAGATTCATCAATTTTCAATCCAACCCTATATGATGGAGTATTTGTATAATAATCTAAAATAATTGTTTGTTTTAGAACTTTTACAAAGTAACCTCTTATAAAATATATACCTTCTCCGATTGACGATGCAGATGCGATAGCAGTTGAATTTAAACTAATTGCAGATGCAAAAGGTGATCCTGCACCTATAGTCGTATTTCCATAAACAATATTTTCATTTGCCGATAATAATTCCCCATCAACAAATTGTGAAAATTCAAAATCGTCATTTGATTTTAAATATTTTACATATAGAGTTATATTATCTACTTCATCACTTTCTGCTGGAAAAACTACCTTCTGAATCTTAGCGGTAACTCCAGAAAATTGTCCGGATATAGTTTTTCCAACAAAATTCTCAATGTATAATGATAAGTCAACTCCAAATTGAGTTGTATTTACCTTAACGGAGTAGAATTGTCCATCATAACCAATGTTTCCAGGGACCACCATCGATCCTTCTTTAAACATATGACTTCCAAAATCTTCTACTTGATTTTGAAGTATAGACTGTAAAGTTGTTAATTCTCTAGTTTGGACAGGATACCCTGGTTTAAATAAAACTTTTAAAAAGTTTTTCGACGAATCAAAATCATCATAATATGGATTGATATTTAAATTTGTTTTTTGCGACATTTTTCTTTAGAATTCCAAAATAATTTTGATGTCTTCTTTTTGTCTAGAGTCTCTCGTTACGATAGAACGATTATCAATGTAAATAACATCTCCGGTATTCTTATTTATCTCCGGACTGGCAAGACCCAATGAAAAAGATACTCCCAAATTAATTTCTTTAGATCCAACTGTAGTTGTAATACCACTGAAGGTGGTATCAATTGATGCTACGTATGCAACATTAGAAACTGTATTTGATGATGATTCAAAACTAATAACATTTCCTTTATCAGTAACATCATTTCTATCGGTTTGATTTAAAGTATTTGCAAAATTTAGAGATCTGTCTTGATAATATTTCAATACTTTAGTTTCAATATCATATGATGCAACATATCCTCTTGCAGTTCCATTTGACGTGGTTTGTTCAATTTTATCTCCAATAGTAGGAATGCCATTAAAATTTGACGTTAGTTTAATTGCTCCTAATGATGAATATTCATTTGCTGTGTAAAGACTTGTAGACTCATATCTTTCTGGATTTTTTATAATTCCAACCTGAGAAAATTTTGTATCTGTTGGGAAATCTTTTGTAGAATCATCAAATCTAGAATATGCGAGAACTTTATCTGACCCTAATTCCTCATATATGTTATAACCATGACCTCTAGATGGAGGTATAATTGGAATTAACTTTGCGGGATTTGAAATGGTATCTGTTGTTGCATGTCCAAAATCAACAATTCCAAATGTATATCCACTACCACCAGAAACAACTGTTGTTTTAGTAATAGTTCCGGATGTATCAACTTCTATATTTACTTTTGCTCCTGATCCATCACCTTTAATATTATAAGTACCTGCAGTATATACACCACCTCCCCCATCCTCAATATAAACATGTTTTATTTGATTTCTGTTTATTGTAGAATCACCAGAATCTCTTACAGATTGAATTTGAAAATCGGTTGAAGTTGGCCAATCACTAGGGAGAACAATATATTCGGTAGAATCAAATTTAATAATATCACTTGGAGATATTGTAAACAAATACTTCCAAATATATCCGTCTCCACTTATTCCTGCAGCAGATGATTCCAAATCTGTAAAAGTTGGTTCATCTTGAGATGTATTTCCAGTTACATTAGATGTTCCTCCAATATTACCATAAGATCCATTATAGATGCATATGTAAACTTTAAAATCACTGTTAACAACAAAATAATTACTGTCATAAAGTCTTGCACTTTGAGTAATTGGTGTTAAATTTCCAACACTATAATCGTGACGATACATTTCATAACGAGTATTTGAAGTCCAATTAACTTTTTTTACAATTCTTCTAACATTCAAACTATTTAATTTTTTACCAAATAATGCAGTATTCCTGTAGTGACTTAAGTACTGTTGATTATCAATAGGACTTGGTGGAGTTGATGGAGTATTTCCCCATGTCGCAGTCCTACCAAATCCTACAGGGGTAGATGTTGTTCCGGGATTTGAAAGTCCCAAAAAAACATAATAATTATTATCAGAACTCAACACAGAATCTACAAAATTATTAGCGTTAGCAATTCTAAATTGATCTGTTACTATAGCGGACATATTACACAGTTTTTTAAATATTTATATGGGCAAAATTGAGTAGTAGTTAAGAAGTTAAGTTCTCTATAAGTGATCCAGTAAGTCTGAGTCCTTCACCCCTCCTCTGAATTGTTGGAAATGTTGATAATCCAACATCTACAGTTTTTCCAGTAACACCAATAGAAATTGGAGTAGAGGATCTTGTAATTGATGTGAATAATCCCCAAGAGAATTCACCAACATAATCTCCACTTATAGAAAGACCTGTTATATCAGTTCCAGAATCAATATTACAAGTAACAATACCAACATGATCACCAAAACGGGATAATTGATGAATATAGTAAATATTATCTAAGAAGGTAGTTCCAATACCAACTACATTGGCATTTGAATCCCCCACAGATGTAACACCAGATCCAATTATAGTGTTCTTAACAAATATTGGATACCCAACCTTCAAATCATTTCCAAAATTTATTGTTCCAGTATTAAGGAACAATTTAAGTGCTAATGAATGTCCACTAGATCCAGAAGTAGTTGTAATTCCTGTTATAATTCCAGAAAATCCTTTAATAAATTCAATATTATTCACAGTTTCAATATTCGAATCTGGGAGAGGTGTAATTGTTTTAGGTTCGACGGTATATCCAAAACCAGGATTTGTAATTGTTATCGGTGTTGTTAGTGATCCATCAGGTCCTATAGATACTGTTGCTGTTGCTGTAGTGCCAATTCCTGGACCAATTATTGGTGGAGAACTGAATTTAACGTCAACTATATTTTGATCACCATTATTATAAATGTAAGCAAAACCAGTAACATCTGCACCAAAACCTCCAGGAGCACCAACAACTATTTTAGTATTACTTGCTGCTACTGCAGAACCAAATTCATCATCATTTGCAGAACCACCGGCATTTATTTTAATTTCACCAGTTCCATCTAAATTATAAATGTATACTGATCCGGATGAAGTTCCATTGTCATCATCATCAGGAGCTCCAACAATAATTTTATTAGATCCTACAGCAACTGACTTTCCAAATTCATCACCAGCAGCAGCATCAGAAGCAGTAATCTTGAGTTCATTAGTTCCGTCTAAGTCATAAACATAAACTGAACCAGAATAAGTTCCACTAGTACTTTCACCAGGAGATCCAACAATAATTTTATTAGATCCTACAGCAACTGAACTTCCGAAGAGATGGAGAATGCCAGCATCAGAAGCAGTAATCTTAACTTCTCCAGTTCCATCTAGGTTGTAAACATAAACTGCACCACTACCATTTCCATTGTCATCTCTACCAGCAGCACCAACAACAATCTCATTGCTACCTACTGCGACTGATCCTCCAAAATTATCACCAGTAGCAGCATCAGAAGCAGTAATCTTAACTTCTCCAGTTCCATCTAGGTTGTAAACATAAACTGCACCAGATGAAGTTCCATCGTCATCATCATGAGGAGCACCAACAAAGATTTTATTGCTACCTACTGCGACTGCGTATCCAAAATAATCACCAGCAGCACCATCAGAAGCAGTAATAATTCCTAACTGATTTTCGGAAAGATTAAAGATATATACTACACCTTGGTTACTATTTTTACCTTCAGCACCAATAATAATCCTGTCATTACCTACTGCTATTGAACATCCAAATTGGGCACCAGAACTAGTATCAGAAGCAGTAATCTTATTTTGAACAGTTCCGTCTAAATTATAAGAATATACTGCTCCATATTGAGTGGTATTGTAGTCTGCACCGACATAGATCTTATCATTGCCTACTGCTACTGCAATTCCAAATTGATCATTATTAACACCATCTGATGGATTTACGTTAGCAATAATCGAGTTAGGTAAATTGTAAATGTAACCACTTCCACCATCTATTACTGTTAAAGAAGTTACCAGTCCTTCAGTATTGATTGTTGATGTAATATTGGCAGCAGTGGATACTTTTCCATCAACGACAATACCTTTCATTTTCTGATATGGTCCTTCTAATGAAACACCATAATTAAAATTACTCACATCATCAACAAAAATACTAGAATCCGAAGTTGTAATATCTTTAATAATTTTTGCAGTTGGATAGATTTGAGAAATTATGGATTGCCTTGTCTTAGGAACAAATGCCCCATTAACTATCCTATCAGTTTTTTGTTTTGTCCATGATAGAGGTTTAGAATTAATTTCATCAATACCTTGATCCACATACAAATTTGTCTCAAATTTATCCGCGAAAGAGACATCAAAAATTTTTCTTTGATTTTGAGTAACAGTTTCTGGAATAGTATCATTTCTAAACACTCTAATATCATCACCTCTCTCTAGTGTTGGAATAATATTATTTACAAGTAAATCATCTTCATTCCTAGTTCCTCTATAGAAGAAAATATCAATTTTATCTTCAGGTTTTGGCGGAACACTAAATGAGAACGTAGATCCGCCAGTAAATTGATAAGAAGAACCTGGTTCTTGAATAACTCCATTTATAATTACAATTAAAATATTTTGAAGTTCTATTATAGAATCCTCACTTGTTTCAAAACTCAGTGATGCACCAGTATAAAAAAGTGGAAATCTTATTCTTGTTCCATCTTGATAATTTTTAATAGAATCAATATAATCTAATTCTCCAAACTGCCATGAACCGAAATTATCACTGAAAGTTTCCAATACTGTAAATTTAAACTCTGAGATCGGAGATGTTAAACCTTTGGCAGTAACAAGTCCAACTGGTTTAAATACATCACCTTTTCTAAATGAATATCCAGATCTTGAGATAAAGTAATTACTAACTCCAAAATAAGTTGATCCAATACCAGTTACAGAACTTGGATCAACATCGATACTTACTAACAATCCAATTCCAGTATCAGTTGTCGCCCCAACACCAATTCTAGAAATACCTTGAACTTCAAGATTTTCGTATGTTGGTTCGGAAACAAATATTTCTGGATTTACGTAGTTGGTTCCGGCAGAACCAACATTAAATGATAAAGTTCCACCAACACCTATAGAAGCAACCGAAATTGTTGCTCCTGCACCAGCACCTCCTCCAGGACCTACATTGATTTGAACTGTATTCAATGTAGTTGCTGCAATTGATACTTGTTGGTTATGAATAGGATCTCCCCCAGATTCCCCTCTTCTCAATTTGGTTTTAGAAATTGCTCTTGGATACGGATGATTTGTTGCATGACTATTCTTAGAACAAGTAAACACTAGTCCATCAGTAGCAATACCAATCGTATTTGATGTTGTTAACCCATGATTGAGAATAGTTAAAGTTAAATCTCCCGACACAGAATTATAAACAGCGTTTGTTGCAGTATGAGTACTACCTGTATCATCAGTAATTGAACTTATTCCGGAACTTACAAATTTATGATCATATTCTATATCTACTACATTTACTTCAATAGAAACTAAACCATTATATCCAGAACCATTATCATCAGTAATTCCGAGTCCAGCAGAGACAATTGAACCTCCAGCACCAACGACAGCAGTTACTGCCGCACCAGCAAGAGGTGCATAACCAATTCCTTCGGTAGATCCTAAAGAAACAATAATACCTCCTCTAGGAATTTGATTCTGATTTACATCAGAATCGGAAATGAAAATACTACTTGCATCTGATATTTCTGTTCTAATACCACTGAATACAATAGAAGATATTCCCGTGGGTGTTGATTGTTCAATAATAGAGAAGTTGTTTGATGGATTGTTTATAGTAGTCGGTGCTTGGAATATTCCATTAATAAATACAAGTCCATTTCCACCACTTACCCCAATACCTGCAGTGTTTTCTCCATCGATAGTGAGAGTGAACTTTCTATCAATTCCATTAAACTCTCTAGAAATGTCATCATAAACTGAATTTGTAGTATAATTTTTTCTTAAGAATACTCTACCAGAAAACTTTGATGTTTGGAATACTAGATTATTATCTTTTCTTATAATATTGGGATTACCTCTAGGTGATTGTGTAAAGAAAATTTTGTCACCTACAATATTATAAGATCCTTTATAAATTCTAGATAATGTTGAATCTGTGTGGGACGTTCCAGATGATCCAACAAACCCTCTCTCAACCTCAACCAAAGTTTCTGTTCCGGAGTTGGAAATAGGTCCAATATTTGTTGTCCCCAATCCAACATTAACAACTTTCATATATTCATCATCAACTCTCAATATATCAAGAGGATATATGGTTGTAATACCACTCAAAGAGAAAATAGTTGAGGATTCTGAAATACTTCCACCATTTCCAGATAAGGTTTGTGAAACTTTAGCAAAAATAATTGGATATTGTGCAACATCATTAATAGTAATAATAGCCTTTTCATTTCTCTTTGCCATTGAAAATTCGTGAGAATTTCCTTCACCAACAGATGTAAATATAACAGCTGTTCCCGATTTAACTGTTGATATTGAGAAACTGTTATCATTATCAACAATAGCAAATACTTTTGAAGGAAGTTCTGCAACAGTAGAACCGTTTTGATACATCATTGGAGTTGATCCAACACCAACAAAAGTAGATTTTGGAGTATATATTAATTCTTCACCATTACTGAAGAAATGATTATTAATTGAAAATACTCCTGTTGAAAGATTGAGAATATTAGCATCTGAAGGGTTAAATGATTTTGCAAAAATTGGAGTAGTTTTTGATCTCAATACAAAATCTTTTTTATTAATTCTATCTCCATTAATTGCCAAATATGCTCCAGTATTTACCGTTTCAATAGAATTGCCATATATAAGATTTGGTGCTTGATTGATAAAATCAACTGTGGTGTATAAACACTCACTATAAGAATTAATTCTTATATCCCCAATAAAATTAGAATCTGGATAAAACTTAACTAAAATATCATCCCCAGAATATTCTCCTCCAAAAGTTCCTACTCCTAGTGGACTAGATTCTCCACTTGTACTTCCTATTGACAGTAATGAATATTCTTGAGTGTAAATATCAGTAGTATCTTGAACCATCAAGACTTGATGGATTGATTTTGTAGATCCAATACTAACTTCAACTAAAGATCTTGCAGAATCAAAATTATTTTTATTCAATCTCAAGAAAGAAGTAGAAACACCAGAAGTGGTTGTAGATACTCCAGATTCGTAAATTGCAGATCGTTCATTACCTTCTGGTTGATTTAGTAACCTGTATCTAAATGTTCCAATTCCAACAGAATCTGATAGGTTTTTTGTTCCAAATCCAACTATATGTGTTTTGACAATTACATCTTCATCCGTATCATTAGTATAATTTAAATTAAATGATCCAGAATCTATGTTGGAGTCGAAATGTCCCAAAAGATTAGACGATCTTGAAAAATCTTCAGTATCAAAATAGAATTCCGAAATATTTGTATCTATCCCATCATGAGTTACATACAACTCTACAAAATTCATGTCCTTAGTAACTTCTGTATAAATTTGTGCATTAACATGGAAAGATACAAATTTATCTGTTGAGACACCAATAATATTATCTGTAGTCCCTGTAAGAATTTCTTGACTACGAGAAGTGATATCAATAAATCCTATTGTTGTTGTACCTACTCCAATATTTTCATTATTAAATTTTTTATCAATATACTTAATATCATATTCAGTATTGAAAGGGTCTTTGGGAGTAAATCTTATATACTTATCATTAAACTCATCAGTTTCTATTGAAAAATCTCCATATTGCTCCCCATCAATTGTAGTGAATCCAGATCCTACATTAACTAAGGATTGTTTTTCTAAAATAGCAATATTATTTTTGTTAGTATTGACTGAATTGTTCAGAAACAATAAACTTGTCAATTGAACTTGATTTTTTCCACTTGTATCGGAAACTTTAAACAGATAGTTATTGTAAGTATCTTCATCATCAATTTTTGTGATGTTTGTATATGGGTAAGGATCATCTTCAAGGTTGGAAAATTGTTCTTTAATATCATCTATTCTCAATCCAATATTAGATATAGATAGTTGATAGTTTGTAAGTTTTTTATTTTTTAACTCTAAGAATTTAGATTTATCTTCTACTAGATCTATATCTTTCACAAAATCAAAATTGTTGATAGTATCAACTCTCTTTTCATCAGTAAAATCTCTTATAATCGTCGTTACATTAGAAGAACTCGTAATTCCAACTCTTTCGTCTCCGTCAGAAATAATTTCTGTATCTGCGAAATTTTTAATACCAATTGAATGAACTAAACTATTGACAGGTGTTCTAATATCATTCCACTGCTGTCTACTCTTGATAGAATATGAAAGACTTTGATAGTAGTCATTATCTGCAAGAACTTGATGATCTTCACTCAATTTTCCAGTTTGTTTTTCCCAACCTTGATTTTTTCTATTAGAAAATTTTATTTCAAAAATTCCATCATAGTTTATTAAAGATTCTATAGTGGCAATATTTCCTGAAGATTTGCCGACAATTGTTTCATTAACAGAAAGATTATATGTTCCAAGCACTTTAAGTGATCCTGAACTATCATAATCGGTAACTTTAAGATTTCTCTCAATACCATTAGATATTAATGTCTCTCCAATTTCAAATCCTGATGTAGATAGTGAAACTGAAAAAGTTGGATAATCTTTCTTGGCAATAATGTTTCCAAATGAATCTTGAATTGTTTTTGCAACTCCTACATTTGTTCCCAATCCTGCAATACTAATAGTAACTTGATCATCAAATAATCCAGGTGTCAATTTATTTTCATATTTTACCACTTTTAAAAATTTATATCCATAATCACTGGAATTAAATCCATCTCCAGTAGTACTAGATTTTTGTATTCCTTCTATAAAAACTTCTTCATTTACAGAAAAAACATCTTCATCAAATCCTAAAGATGGTGTTGTAAGAATACACGTAAAAATTCCACTATTTTCTTCTGAATTAACTTGCTTAATACTAATTCCATTAGTGTTATTAACAGTAAAAAGTTCTGCCGATTGGTCAGATATTCCTTTAGGTAGAACATCAATAATTAAATTAGTAATTGAATTGCCAGTTATTTCTGTCCTAATCACTCCATTTTTTACTTCGGTTCTCGTATCATTATTAATAATGATAATCTGTGGTGGTGATGTATATCCAGATCCACCAGAAGTTATAGTTACAATACCAATTGTATTTGAATCTTTTAAAATAATTTTTGGAGATATAAAAACTCTTGGATTTAAAGTCTTATCTGAAGAATATTCAAATTTTTCATTAATAGATCTAGTTTCTTTAATTGAACCAATATTATCAGATTTTAATGATACTGATAAATTTGTTCCATTTACTGTGCTGACATTTGAAAGTGTGGGTAATTTTTTATACTGAGATCCACCAGATATAAGTTTAAGATCATTTACTGGACCAGATGCTGATATTGAAGTTGTTGTATATTCTAAATTATCACATTCAGAAGAAGTGTATGTTAATTTTTCTGGAGATTCTTGTAAAGAAATTTGGAACGTAGTTGATCCTATACCAAAAACATTATAAGTTTTATTATATGCACTATCAATGAATAAAATTTCTGAAAAATTGTTTACATCTTTATCAGAAGAACTTATGTACCCAGATTTCTCTAAAGAGTAATAAAGTTTTTTAGGTAATCCGGGACTATTATTAATAGTAATTGAAGCATTATTAGTTACTCCTATTGTTCCAACACTAGATATACTAAAAGTTTCTGTAGAACCTGTTGATATAAACTCATTATTAAAATCTCTATCATAATAAAGTTTAAATGAATATCCTTCTAAAGAAGAATCTGTAAGATCAAATACTAAATTATTATTTAATACTGATTGTATTCTTGGATTAATTAAAGATATAGTTTGAGATGATCCTCCAGTTCCACCAATACTTACAACTACTGGTGGATTTTTATTTGCATTAATATTACTATGACTTAACTTAATATTATCTGAATTGACCCTGTATACAAAATATGATCCAGTATCTAAACCAGAAGATATTGAATCAGATTCGTAATATACCTTATCTCCAGTTTCTAGACCATGATTTTCGATGTTAATTTGATTTGAAATTGTATTAATTCCTAAAGAGTTAAATCCTATAGGATTAATCTGCAAATTATTTGTGAATAAATTCCTCTTCAATCTTACTGCTATAGAAGTTCCAATACCAACAGAAAGATTTGGATCTACATTCATGGCAATTAAGTCACCTTTAATTAATCCATGATAATGAGAAGTTGATATTGAAACAGTTGATAAAATTTTCTCAACTTTTCCAAGTTGTTGTGTGTTATGAGTGTCAAAATAATAATCATCGACATTATCTCCTCCCGATATAAAGAAGACTTCGCCAGAAGTCAAAGAAGTTTTTATACCAATGGTACTTGGAGACTTATTAACAGCATAAACTGTTGTTGGTAAATTAAATGGTGTTCCTGTGGGAGATGTTGAAATAGAAATATTAGCATTACCATTTCTGTTAAATGTAAGTCTCTGATTAGTTTCAAAAGGATGATCTTTAATACTAATTCTTTGTGTGGGAATAGATCCTACAATCACCTCTTCTCCAAAAGAATATGTTACATTATATCCAATTCCTGCTACTGTTCCAAAACCAACCGATTCTTGTGGATTGAAGTAAACTTTATTATTCACTTTAGAATCAAAATAATCTATCTTTTGATCAATTATAAGTGTTTTTGGTTTAAATGATACTGCAACTCCTATAGTATGTGCGGTTCCGGGAAGACTCCTATTTACTCTAAAAACATTTTTATCTTGATATACATTTAAGATTTCTAAAGTTTCAGTTCCAATTCCAATGCTACTGCCAACAGAAACTCCCGATGGAATCTGTGTCACATATATTTCTGTTGTAGCTGCTCCGGACGATACAATTTCTGTCGTCAATCCTACATTTGAAATAGATGGGACATTAATTTTATAATATCCATTTAATATGGAAAGATTTGAAGTGCTAAATCCAGATATTGAAACATAATCTTTGTCCAATAATGTGTGGAAAGGAGAGATTGTTATAGTTACTTTATCATCTCCTCTCCAAGTAAATACCGCATCATTATAAACTTCGTATGAAGTATCAATTCTATCAACATTCCTCCCTTTTAAAGATGAAATCTTGGCATAAATTCCTCCACCATTAGTATCATCATTATTAAAATTCAATAAATCGTTTACTTTATAATCATCTCCACTATTGATAACCGAAATACCAGAAATTGATCCTTCACTAATATGTTCAACATTTATTTGTTGGTCTACAATTTTATTGTTTTCAATAATAAAATCATTATGAGCATTCGATTCTAGAATTTTATATCCTAAAGTATTTCTAGAAAGAGATGAATTATCAAAATCAAATTTTTGATTTAAACTTTCATTTTCATCAATCGTATTTGATCTAAAAGAATTTCCAATAAAGTATGGGAATTGTGGTTCTCCTGTAATAGCATCTATAGACGCATAGTATGCATATACTCCATTTGGAAAATCTTTTGTCTTTGCAAATATTCCATTATTTTTATCGAGAGTGCCGTTCTGATTATTAAAACTATAATCTTCAACAAAAAATCCTAAAGGAAAATCTGAAATTGATGGTCTATCATAAACATTGGATACATTTTTTGTATAACCAGATGTCATAGTCTTAATACCAGAACTTATGTTCTCTGGATCTACAATTGAATATGGTCCGTAAATGGGATTTCCATCATACGCCCATCCAATAATATTAGACAAAGTTGAATTGGTATCATTAAATGAAGATTGTAAATCTTTAAAATATCCAGTTACTGAGTATGATAATTCATCATTGTTATCTTTTAATATTTCATATTCTGGTGTATTTAATTTTTCGACTTGGTTACTAGTAAGTTCTCTTATAGATGCCTCTAAAATTTCACCAGTGCCACTAGGAATGACTTTAATTGTGCTGGAAGTAGAATATCCTATTCCTGCATTAACAATATTTACTCCAGTTATTCTTTCATTAGTAACTATAGCTCTTAACTTAGCACCACTCCCCGCATTAGTTGGATCTGAAACTATCAAATCTGGAGTAGAAAAATATTCATATCCACCAAATTGTATGTTTGTTTCATTAATAGATCCATTAACTATAATAGGAACTATTTGAGCATCTCTACCATTTTTAATTGTAAAAGAAGGTTTCTTTTCAAAATTTAAAATATTTGACCCATATCCTGTTCCTGGATCATAAACATAAATTTCTTCAATAGATCCCTTAACAACTGGTGTTGCAGTTATGGATTGAATTTGCGTTGATGTTGCGATACCAACTGTTGTAAACTCAATATTTGCTTTTATATCCGGATATTTAAACTGTTGAAAACCAGTTCCAACAGAAGAAAATTTTACAAAATTATTTTGATCATAATTTGTAGTATTTGTTCCTCCAATACCAGCATCGCATACTCTGAAAGATTTTTCATCATTTCTTAAAATAAAATATTGATTAGTTGTAGTTAATCCTGAAATAGTTTGTGGTTGTGTAGTTCCCAATCCAACAACAGGTGAATACTCTACAATTTCTCCACTAGAAAATCCATGATTATTGAAGTTTATCGTATATTTAGAAGTAGAAATTCCTGTTGGTTTGACTAAGACTTTTCTATTTGTAAATGATCCACCTTCTATAATTTTTACTTCTGAAACAGTATTTGTTGAAAATTCTGTCAAAAATTTATGTATTCCACTTATTGAAGTAGTTGCAAATGAAATTTGATTATTTCCATTTAAATAATCATCAAAAGTATTAAATAATTGTATTGTTGTGTTATTATCAACTTTTGCAAAATAATTTGCATTGTCAGATAATGTAGATAATCCTAGACCAATAACAACACTTTGGTTACCACTATTTCTATAGGTAATTTTTTGTCCATTCGTAATATTGTGATTACTTAAAAATGTTAATTGATTAGTGGTTGTACTTATACCACCACCCTGTGTGGTCGTTCTTGCGTCAAATAATATTTCTCTTCTTCTTCTATTTAATACTGGTTCGAACGATCCTCCAGATCCATTTCCACCAGTAATATTAATTGACAATACTTCTTTAATATCAAAATCTTGCTTATCTATAATAATATCTGTTACTGTTCCAGTTATAACTGGTAAGACTAAAGATGTTGTTCCAGCACTGGTAGATACACCTATGTATGGAGTGTTAATAACATCAAAATTAAATCCACCATTTAAAACTTTAACATTTTCTATTGGACCATAATAAACTTTATCGAAAGTTTTATAATTTGAAATTTCGACACCATTAATCAACATTCCAATTGATCCTGATACTGTTTCTTTTCCAATACCATCTTTAATATTAGGATTTAAAGAAAATTTCTTTAAAATTTTCTGAGGATTTATTATTCTCGATTTTTGAGAATATAAAGTAAACGTATGAGTTTCTAATTCTGAAGTAGTCGATTTGAATTGAATAGAATTTGCATCAGAAACTAAAAAGGAAGGGGATCTATAAAGTTTTATTTTTTTACCGTCACTATTAGATACGATCTTAATATAATAAGAACCTTCTTCCAATCCTTTTAAAGGTTCTCCGGATGGAGTATATTGAACCTTTTCTCCACTTATAAATGGGACAGGAGTATCAAAGAAAATAGTAGAATATAAACCAGTATCAATATCAAAATCAATAATACTTCCAGAAGAAGAGATTGATGCCGATTTAATTTTTTCTTTTATTTGATATGCATATGAATTTGTAAGTCCATTTCCCCAAGATGGAAGTGAATTTGATGCTATGTATGCAAAATTATCATCATCAACATACATGTTCTGAACATCAGAAATAATACTATTATTTTCATATTTAAAATCAACAGAAGAACTATTTGCCTTATTAATTTTTCTTCTTAATTTTATAAATTGCCCCTCATTTGGGGAAAAGGAACTTAAATTTCCTATAGAAACTAAATTGGATCTAATATCGGCATTTACGAATGGAATATCCGAGGTATCTGTAGGATATATTACATTATTTGTTTGCTCGTCTATAAATTCTACTCGATCACCTTTTTTCAATTGAGATCTATCCACAGAAGTTTTTAATATAACACCAGTTGGATTTGATCCTCCAACAAAACTATCAATTTCTATTGAAGAACTAGTATTGTAAATCCAAGAATTTGCAAAAATTTCTGTATATGTTTTATTTTGTTCTGGATTTTCAATTAAAGTCCCAATACTCTTAACTCCTAAGATTTGCCCTTCATTAACAGAAATTGAATCTGATTTTTGAACAAAATTTGAAAGAACTCCTGTTAATCTAAGAACGACTTTTTTTGTTATATCCCCATCTTCATAAGAAAAATATGTATCATCTGAAAAAATATTATCTGTGGCAGTAATAACACCAACAACTCCAGAACATCCCAAAAACTGATTAATACTCTTATCAACGTATGTAATAGTATTATCTCCAGAATATACTATTCCAGTCTGATTAAATCCAATTGTAGAGTCTACAGATATTATAGAAGCACCAATACTGACATTCTCCAAAACTTTTGAGTTAGGAGTAATTATAAAATTACCTTGAACATTACTATTATCACCATATCCAACAAATAACCCTACTTTATAATATACCTTTTGATCTTTTGTAAATATTTCAACTGAAGATATGGAAGCATTAGTTGTAGGATCTGTCGATTTTGTTAATGTTTGTCCGATTATTTTTGCAGGGTCACCACTAATAGCTTCAGCAATACATATTTCTTTTCTAATAAATTTTGCATCTGATGGTTTTATTAGATATTCCTCAAGATTAATTATTCTTGGAGTTTCTCCAAATAACACATTGAATAGTATTCTAAAAGAATCATTAGTGCCTTTAGATTCGTAAAATGATCTAGATTCTTTTATAAAGTTTCCAGCATCTACTTCAGAATTAAAAACTCTATTCTCAAATCCGGGAGTATATGTAGATTTTAATTTTTTGTAAAATTCTTTTAAAAATAAAGAACTTAAATTGTTTACTGGTGAATTTGAAGTATGAGAATCAGCAGTTGTATCCGAAAATACTAATTCTTCTGCATTTAGATCATGATGATAACTAGTAATTCCACTAAAACCACGAATACATCCAGTAAAAGTGTTTGTAGTAACTCCAGTGTATGTGATAATTTCATCATCAATCTTTAACAGTCCATATTTTTCAGGAAATCCTTTCGTATTAGGAACACTAATTATGTTATCATCAGATCCGATATCGGAGGATAAAGTTGTAAATCCTACAACTACTTCTGGAGTTAAATTATCTACTTTTAAATATTGGTCAAGGTTTTCTGCAATATCAACAGGGCCACCTTGATACTCTTGAGAAATATAATATTGTTTTAAAAAATCTAATGCCTTTGGACTTTCATCCAAAACATATTCCGGTAATTGATTAGAAATTATTTCCTGAATCTTGATTCTAGATTCAATTCCAGTTTGTATCATATTACTCTCTGATTAAACTTCCATTTGAATAGCTTGACGTGTAAAAATCTCTGTTAAAGACTGTACCTGATATTTCATCCCCAGATGAAATAACATCCTTAATCATATTTATTTTACTTTTTCCAATGTCAAAATTGATATAAAGTTCTTTTAATCCGACAACATCATTTGATTCCGGAAATGCCTGTATCTCTATAATATTATTTGGTCTTACAGTTGATGTAATATTTAGTGTTCCCAAATTAATTTCACCTTTAATGTAATCAACTGTTCCTACAGATTTTGAAATAATTCTTATAGTACCATCCGATAAATTTTTAACAATAGAAAGAATGCCAGTTTTTTTATCATCATTTGGCATATCAGTCAAATAAACAATATCACTCTCTCCAGATACTCTGAACCCAGTAGATTTAATATTTCTTCCATCTTCAGAAACATGAAACTGATTTCCAAAACATAATTCATACTGTGCAAATTGATTAAGTAATCCAAATAAATTTCTTCTTATTGTAACTCTAGTAATATTTGATGTTATAGAAGTATCGGTGCTGTCAATAGTTTTTAATACTTGACTATACCTAATCCTTCCTCCAAATTTATTCAAGTTAGTTGATTCTGAATAATTTGTAAGTGAATTGATTACTTTGGATTTTAAATCTTCAGGTGTTGATACCATCGAATCATTATAATAAACAAATGAGTTAATCTCAACATATAAAATTTTAAGGTCTATAATTTTTTGATTAATTCCCGATATTGAATATTGTTTGAGTTGCGATAAAATTCTAGATTTATTAAATTCGGATACTAAAAATCCATTTTTGGGTTTAATTGAAATTTGAACTGTCCCAAACTCCGGTGGATTTAATTCTTCACCACCAACAACAGATACAGATTCAGTATCTGGATATATTGTTTTTATAATTGACTCATAATCTCTTCCAGTAACTGCTCTATTCTGTGCAGAATATATTCTTGGGGCAAAATATTTAACAGAATCTATAGATTCAATCTCTCCACCATTCATAGATGATTGGTTTGTAGTTACAGTAAATGGTTCTGGAGAAATTGCATTGCCATCACTATCAACTACATTTCCAGAAAATGAAAATCTATTCGCACCATTACCTTCTTTTCCACTAGTAATAAGATAATTTACAGTGATTATTTCTCCTGTCTCCAGTTTTCTTCCAATTAAACCATCACCAAATAAAAGTTCGTACTTTTCATCTTGAATTTCTTGTATCAAATAAACAAAAGAAGTTCCTCTAACATTGGTGATATTATCAATTAATTTATATTCTATTCCTAATCCAGATTCCCCTTCTTTCTTTACATATACTTTTATTGTTGAGGTATCAATAAATGAATTATTAAGAATAAAGTTTTGATTCAAGGATGAATCAACTAAAAATTGTTTAGTAAGAAAAGTTCCTTCATAAACATCAATATTTGAAAACGTTGCAGATCTTCCAGTAGTAGGAACACCTCCAACATCAAAATTTAAAATATTAGATGGTCTCTGTATGTCTTCTAATATCGAAAATGTATATGAAGTATCGTTTGAATTTCCAACACAAACCAATCCTTTTTTTAATGTTAAAGTTGGTGATGTAGATTCATTAACGTTTGCTGTAAAGGTTATAGATGCCTTTGCAGCACTTCTTGACTTGGGAACATACCCAATATTCCTAGCAAGAGAAACAACGTTCTCACGGAGTGTTGCAGAGTCCAAGAAAGACTCATTCACAACCATATTTGAGTTGAATGCTGTTATGTAAGTGTTATATGCTAAAGTCTCAATCAATACTGAAAAATTAGAACCTTCAAAGTCAAACCCCGTGAAATCAGAATTTGCACGTAAATAATCTTTGATAGATTCTTTTATTTGATCGAAATCTAAATTAGCGAATTTTGTAAAAGGCATATTACCTTGTTGCCTCTAAAAGGAAAGAATATTCTTGTGTTGGAAACTCTTGGCCAATAATATCAAATATTACAGTAACATCAAATGCATTACGGTCTGGTCTTGGTAGAACTTCGACTTGCAAATTATCGACTCTTGGTTCAAAATTATTGATGGATATCATAATTTGATCACTAATTACAGAAGATGTACCAAAATCAACAAATTCAAACAAACTTCCTCTTATGTCAGATCCAAATATTGAATTGAAAAACTTTTCGGTAGGTATTGTCTGAACAATATTTCTCACAGATCTGCGAATTGCTATCTCGTTTTTGAGAATGGGTAAGTCTTTTGTCACAGGATGGGGATCAAAAGACAAGCTAATATCCTTAAATGCCCGTGATATCCTCTGAATTGCCATTGTTAAAGAGTTTTCTTAATTATATTTATACTCTATTCTTGAAGATTCTTTTGTCCTTTCTTCAAATCATCGTGCATAATTTCTTGAAGCACTCTTTCTTCTGGATCATTCGTTTTTTTGGGTAATGACCAATAATCTGTGGTCAAACTTGTAGTTCCCCACACTTCCTGCATATAATTTTCATTTCTATCAACTGGTGAATTGCCCATTTTACTCCTATTTTGTTAAAATGAAACTTTTTAAGGGGTTTCTATCCCTATTTTTATTTATTTTCACCCTCTTCGGACGAATATTCACGTTCTTGTGCCGTTTTCCAGAAATATTCGTCCTCACGTCCCATTCCAAGTCGTTCAAATCCATTTTCAACTTGATAATATTGAGTCGAAACCTTAAAGTCAGGTGTCTTTGGTTCGACAGGTGTCAAACTATTATCAAAAATACGTAATCTATTGTTTGGATACAGTGCATACTGTCCATTCTCAAGTTCAATCAGGTTATGAGACTTGTGTTCGGCAGGATTTTCACTGGTTGCCCAATCAACATAGTCCGGATCATGGTGATAGTTATCTATTGTACAAATATAAGTTCCCTTTACATTACCAAAGTCCCTTGTATAACATTCAAAGTCCATTGAACCAATAAATTTCTTATCCACCGAAACGACCCCGTAGTCCATACAATTCCAAAACTGAAGGTTTGGTAGGTTCATATCCGGAGTCGGTGTCTCAGGGTCTGTTACAAAGGCACTGATAGGTAATTTATCATACATTGCCGCATATTCTGGTAGATAGGTCTCAAAATAAAAAGCACGTCCAGGAATCGATTTAACCGAAACCCAGACGCCCTTTACAAATTCACCGTGTCCACTTTGATGGTCTGTAAGATATTCTTTTCTAACCCATACTTCTTGTGAAGGAAGATTTGCAATCAAACATGCCATGTGACGTTACAAAACTAAATGTATATATCAACGTCCCTGTCCTCGATATACTTTACGTTTTCCATTACGAGAAGTCGCGGCATACTTCGTGTGCTTCCCACTTCCCTGACGAGTTTTCTTCGGTTTTGATTCCACAAAACCGTCTCCACTCAATCCAATCTTTGAACGAACTGCCATAATGCTCCTTAATTACTCATCATTTTTGTTTCTAAATCTTGTGGTCTTGGAGAACCTTTCTGATAATATTGTTCAGAAAGATCCTCTATAGTATCAAAATATTCTTCCTCGGTTAAGTTCTTATACAGTACTTTCCCTTTATGGAAAATTGTATATTTTGTCAGACTCATCAGATAACTCTTGTCTTCTCGTGCCCAACTCTGATACGTGGATCGCACCAAATCTCAAATCCTGCTTCGATAGCGTCGAGACAGAATGATACATCCTCTCCACACATATCTTGCACATCTCCACTCTCAAATACTTGCATCTTTGGAGCAAACCATGGATACTTCATCTCAGAATGTTCAAAGACTCCGTGCTTTAATAGTAACCATCCAAATCCTGCATAATCGACAGTGAACGGTTTGCGACGTTTTGAAATACTCTCCCCGGTTTCATGATTCATCACTCCACCATTATTACGGAAATCATCCTCTTCCATCCAATGTGCAACTGAAGTGGTCTTACCATCTTCTGTCATATACCATCCACTTGCAATATCTTCATCCATCAGTACCAATTGCCAGAACTTCTCAGTGTTAAACACAATGTCACTGTCAATCCATAACTGCCAATCATATTTTAATTTGCCGTCCCATGGAATTTGATCCGGTCCTCGCAATACATTCGCACCTAAACATTTGCATCTTGCAAAGTTTACCATCGATGAATAATCTTGCGAAATCTGGATGCTTGCTCCTGCTTGCACTAAATCAAAACAAAGTTGTACAAAGTTTTTGAGATATGTGTAAGAAACTCCTCTACCTGGTAAACAAAAGACAATGGATTTGCCTTTTACCATTTCCTTTGCCTTTTCATAATCCCATTCTGGAGCACTCTCAGGTGCTTTGGGTGTTTTTGCTTTTACAGTAAATCCTTTAGCCATAACATTAAGTAACTACGTCACTATCATAACACTCTATCTATACATTGTCAAGACCGCGGTTCTTCGAGATCCTTGATAATAATACAATCATTCTCTACCTCGATATTTACTTCTGTTCCCTCATACCACCCCTTCTCATCACATATCCATTCCGGTATCGTAATAAGATACTCACCAGTTATTGGGTCGATCTCTACAGTTGAAAAATTTTCTGCGGAATTTTTTTGCATATCTTTGAATCCTGTATCCGTTTTTTATATATGAAAACTTTTTTTTTATTAGAGTGTTAATCATTTCTTTTTTTTTTCT